CTAGCGCGAGCAACGGTCAGTATGTCAGAGTCACTCTTTGGTGGTTTGCCGCCAGCTGCTACGTTAGCAACGGCGACCATGCCTGTTGGATCTGCCATGTTACTTCTTTTTCATCGGTGTTGGGGCACTTCTTTTGACGCTGTAAGCAATGGCCACTGCCTGCTTGACAGGTTTGCCAGATTTTACTTCAGCCGCAACGTTTTTGCGGAAGGCTTCGGGTGATTTAGACTTTACAAGTGGCATCATTTCCCCTTTTTGGCAGTTTTGGCTGAGTCTTTGAAATCTTTAGCCGTTGGTGCGTTTTTACTGCCAACTTTATTCATCTTTTCGCCAGAGCCGGCTTTAATGCGCTCTTGTTTGGCGTGAATGTTGGCATAGAGACCAGGTTTTGTAGCCATGATTTAACACTTCCATCGTTTAAGAGCTGCTTTGGCACGTTCGCCATCTTTGGCGTTGGCCGCTACTGCGCCCATTCTTGCACAAAATGAATCTTTACGCCCCTGATCTGCTTTTGTCTTGGGGTTAGGCGCTGGCGCCTTAAGATTGGAGCCAGTGGCAGCGTTGTACTTAGCGCGGCCCTTTTCAGTCAGGCCGGCGCCCTTGCTGACGGGCAGTTTCTCGCCTCGTCCAACAGAAAGTGACACACCCTTTTTAGTTGCCATTTAGCTACCCATCCATGATGTTGCGACAGCGCCTCGGTCTTGAACCAAGATGCGTGAATTTTTGGCATTGTACTCTCTGTGAGCTACAGGGAAAGCAAAAGTTACACATATTGCATCCGCAGCATCAGGAGAGGCCAAGCCCCTAGCCTTCATGTCCTTCTTTGACTCCAAAAAGATCGTGCCCTTTGAATCTGGCTTGATCATAGGCGAAATTAAATCAGTTTTCAAGAACCTATCTTTTGGAATGCTTGCACTTTTCAGCCAATCTTTCATTTTTCCCCACATTTCGGCCCTTTTATTGCCATACATGATCGGATTTGCCGATTTATTGCCAAAGTTGACACCTTTGATTTTGTACCTTTGCTCTTTCAATCTGTCAACAATGCCAGCACCTAGCCCACCTTCGTCGATGACTACCAAAGCAGGCTTGAATTCCTCGATGGCCTCAATGATATGGCCAACCACCGTCATGGTGTCGTCGCCCCTGTGGCGGTCAATGCGCACAATGTCCCGCCCTTGGCGCACTGCAATGACTGTCGCATCCGCGCCAAAGCGTGCAGGGTCAACTCCAATGATGATGGGCGCCGTTTGGTCTTTGTATTTGGGCCTAACCATGGCTTCATCCACAATGTCAGCCGGAATAAACTGGTCATCGCCCTCAGATGGGAACATGCCGTACACCTCAACGTGTGCTTGGCTTGAGTCTGGGCCGTATTCATCAATGATGTTTTGGTATACCGCCTTATCAGTGCCCTCTACCGTTCTGGCATCCACCACCTTGTTTGTCCAAAAGTCGCGCTTAGAGTTAAAGCACTCATAAAAGTAGCCAGTGTTGCGGCGAGGATTGCTGAAAGCCAGCCACAGGCGGTTAGGGGTGTTTTCTGTAAAGAAACCAGCGGTGACTGCCCAGATGCTGTCGTCAATACCACTGGCTTCATCAAAGATCACCATCACACCGTCGTAATTGTGGACACCGGCGTAGGCATCAGGGTTCTCGGCGCTCCAAAGGCGGCCTTCTACTGCCCAATAGCGTGTGCCTTTTTTTAGGTCTTTTTCAACCAGTTCAGTGAGCCAGTTGGCAGGGGTGATCTTGGTGGCAGCAACCTCAAACCAGTGGCTGTTAATGCTCATGGCCAACCACTTCGTAATCTCAGCCCATGTGACTGCTCTGAGCTGCGCTTCGCTGTTGGCAGAGATGATCGTAGTCGATCCTATGCGGGTTGATAGCATCCAGATGGTGAGCCAGGATACTAAGGCTGACTTGCCAATACCACGGCCAGAGGAGACGGCATTGCGCAAGGTTTCAAAGTCTATGCGGCCTTGCTGGCGTTTAATGTGGGCTGCAATCTCGCGCAGCACTTCGCGCTGCCATTTGCGGGGGCCTTTGAAGTGCTGCAAGGGTGTGTTCTCTTGGCCCCAAGGGAAGGCAAACAACACGAAGGCTTCGGGATCGTCGGCAATCGCAGGCGTCCACAGGGTGGCCATTAACTCTTGTTCGTCTTCGGGTTTGTAGATGGTGGTTTGCATATTAAAAAATAAAATTAAAAAATGTTCGCGGGGTCACCGTTCCTGCGGCCCTTTCGCGCCGGCCCTACCCCCTCCCCTCGGCCATCGGTGGCAGGCCATGGGCGCTTGTCCACAGGCAGTTATGCACACTTGTCCACAGTTGCTTGTTGATAACTTTATTTGTAATGCTTTAGGCATCTTAAATCTGTGGATAACTTAGGGTCAACTTAACATAATGGTCGTTGTATAAAGTAGAAACGTATTTTCTGCTTTTCGAGCCTTCTTTTCGTTGCATTTACGCAACACAGGCGCGCGTGCGCGTAATTGTACAAATTTCGGCCATTCGGCGACAATCACGCTTCTTTCGCTTCAACATCCATGACGCTGTTGTCATTCATCAATACGCGCTGTTTGGCTTGAGCCAGTGCGTCCATGACACTGATCCTGTGATCGGTCACGGCAACATCAATGCGATCACCATAAGTTTTAGGTTTAAGTTTTGCAGCCACCCACTTGCGTGCTTCAACTTGCAGACGCTTTTGTTGAACCCAAGCACTGGCCATAGAGCCTTCTAAGCCATCAGGCAACTCTTTGTCTGACAACTCAATGATTTCCTCTGCCAAACGGTCTGCGCGGTCTTCTACGGCCTTTTCGTAAGCCGCCCTAAACTCTGGGTTGTTCTTGATCATTTGACGCGCCAGCGAGTAACTGGGCATTCCTTCAGCGCGAAGTGTGCTGCTTAAACTTTTACCTTCTGAGATGCCATGAAGGATATTTTGCCAAACAGTGTGTTCTGCTGGAAACAGGGCCGGACGGCCTGCGGTTCCTTTTACTGCAATTTCTTGCGCCAAGTTATCAGTCACTTGTAAACTCCTAAAAAAGCGAGGTACTCACACCAAACGGCGCTTTCCCCCAAACGTGCAGCAATGGCAACTGCGCACACCGTCATCCTATCACCTCAATCTCAACCTTGTAAACCTTTGGGCCACCAGACCTTTGACAATACTGCCAGTCCACCAAGCTACTGCCATCATCAACGCCAAGCCAATCAGCCACGCCGTCTCTGACCGCTTTAAACCCAGACTGTAGGTTATCCCCATCCAAGCGCCTTGGAGCTACCCTAGTCAACACCACGGTGACTGGCAACACTTCCACACCAAAGGACTGCGCAACAGCCGCCAATGCATTCCTAGTCTTTTGCCGCTGACTTTTAACCAGCCTAGCTTTCGCCGCCCAATGCAACCGCATGTTGGCCACGGACACGATCTTCATGTCCATCTCAACTTCGATCATGCAACGGCCTTGTCAAGCACTTTCAAAACCGCCTTGGCCAGTGCTGGCCTAAACTCTTGAAGCGACTCAATGCCATCATGAGCAGCAAACCTTTCACCATTCCATCCCATCCTGTAGTTTGCCTTGCCTGGCACAACGCCATCAGCCACCAACTTAAAACTTTGCCATGGACTATCCGCATCAGGCACTTTGGAATACAAAATCCAACCAATTCCATCAAACCTTCCAAGATCACAAACCTTGGCCCACATCTGCTCATCTGGTGGATTTCCACACCACATTTTTACCTTTTTCAATCTCATTTCAATTCTCCTAAAAAACACCCAAAAACCCGACACCGTGTACCGAACCGACTTTTGTACCGAAACCCGAAGGGTTTATATACCCTTTCGGTACGTTTCGGTACATCAGAGAGGTCGGTCATCGGTACATATCGGTACGTTTCGGTACATTTCGGTACACGCTTCGGTACATTGCACCCATGTACTGGTTGTACCGAAATCGGTACAAATCGGTACATTTCGGTACACCATCAATCCCCACAAAAACACGCAATGGCTTGCTCATTTGGATCAAACATATCTTTCTGATCTGCTGAAAATTTAAGCATTGCAGCATAGCTTGGCCGATCTCTACTGAACACGGCATCCGATGGTTTCTTTGCCGTGGTGGCTGCAAACGCTTCCATCTTGGCCCACCAAATTGCTCTGTTTGGCTTTTCGGCAACCAAAGACGCAATCTGCGCCATTGGCTTTAAAAAACACAAATCGCAGTTGCCGTGCATGGTCACGCCATTGTTATTTGGCAAGCCCAGGTCAAATGGTTGGTTACGCCAAAACTCGCCAACTGTTTCTTTGGTTACGCCAGCAGCCCATAATGGGACACGCGATTTGTCGGCAATCTTTGCAGCCCGGCGCTGTTCGTCAGCCCGAATGCCGACCCAACACATGTTTTCAATGGTTGAATATCCGATGTCGCCAAAGATGCCAAGGTCGCGCATGTACTTGGCTTGGGGTCTAATCTTGAGCTGGGCTGTGCAAATTCTTTTGACGGCTGACGGCAAATAATTGTTTTTTCGGATCAATTCCTCAAACGGTTCACCTTCCCGACTGGCTGTTTCATAGTCCACCACGGCGTAGCCCTGGTCGTTATTGCGGTACTCAATCCAGTGAATCTTGACGTTCCACCGTGTTTCGCATTCATGGACAAAGTCCAAAGTGGCCTCGTCTTCCTTACCAGTGTTCTGGAAACACACAATCGCCTCGTCAGGCAGGCTCATGTCGTGAGCCTCCAAAACCTTGTAAAGCATGTACGCGCTAGTACGGCCGCCGCTAAAACTGATGCAAGTTGACTCAATAATTTGATATGGATTGCTCATGCTGACACCTCTTCTGGCGCTTTCGGTACACTTCGGTACATCTCTGAGTTCTCCAAAACCATGTTCTTTTTGGCCAAAGCCTCAATACATTCCTTGAACCTTCTGGCATTCAGACCATGCCCTTTGGCGCTATCTCGCCACTCATCATAGTCCACCATGGCAGCAAAACCTTCAATCCCATCACTGGCTCTCTTGGCTTCAATGGCCACCAAACAGTTCAGAGCAATCCGCTGGTTGCCTGACAACACAACTCTCTTTTGGATATTCCCCATCAGGCCGGAGATGTCCACCGCCGTCAAATATGCACCCTTCACTGGCAACCCATGCTTGTCTTGGATGGGCAAATCAACTTGTGTAATCTGAAAATTCTTGGGTGCAGGCATCTCTGCATCCTTCATTTTTTTGGATTCAAACGCTATGGTTTTTGTGCCTGCATCCAGCTGGCAGCGGTACTCAGCATCCAGTGCGCCCTTCAAGGCTGTGCTACCCCTAGACCGATCCTTATCAGCCACGCCTGAGTGGTGAACCACCAGAACGCAACACTTCCATGGCTGGCGCAAGTAGGTATCAAGGTGCTGAATGAACGCATTCATGTCCTGTGTGCTGTTTTCGTCCCCGCCATGGTTTCTGGCCAAGGTGTCAATGATGATCAGGCTTGGCACAGTACCAGCCTGCTGCGACAACTCTTTGATGGCCTCTGCCACCACCGCAGCCTCAGTCGCGTCATACAGCTGCGCTGCTCTATGGCTCTTGTACAGTGGCGCCCCATCAAGGGTCTGGCCGTTTCCTAGTTGCCACGCCTTGAACCGCCGAGCCAAGCCATTATGCCCTTCGCCGGCAATGTAGAACACTGATCCTTGCTTGACCTCATGGCCATGCCATGGACGTCCTGTTGCCACACAGCAGGCTATGTCGATGGAGACAAAACTCTTACCACCGCCTGGGTCACCGAACACTTGCGCTAGGGAGTCGCTTTCGATGTAGTCATCCACAATCCAGTTGATCTGGCTAAGTTGTAAGTTATCTGCCCGAGTGAACTCAAACGCCAACTTGTCGCGCATTGGCCCAGCCACGCGCTCAATCTGCTCTTTGACCGCATCTAGTCCTTGCAGGCAGTGCAGGTCATTGAAGTCTGTTGGTTTATTGTCCACCATGTCAGACTCCCCAAATGATGGGTACACAATCTCCCCAAACACCAGTGCCGCCGCTGCACGGCCCTTGGCCACACCAGGGTTGCCCTCAGTGAACTGGTCATTGTCTGCGCCAATGATGATCTTCGAGCCTGGGAACATCTCCTTCGCGCTCTTGGCTACCTTGGCTAAGTTCCCACAATCAAACGCCACCAAGACTGTGTAGTCCGTTGCCTCATGGATGGATGCGCAGGTTGCAAAACCCTCACCAATGAACACTATTTTTCTGTTACCCCTGAGTTCATAAAACCCACCCTCAATCTTGCCACCCTTCAAGAACCGCTTGTTGCCATCTGCATCAATGGTTTGATAACTCAGGATTTCCCCACCTTGGTTGATCACAGGCACAACAAGCCTACCGGCACGATCAATCTTGATCCCATGGGCTTGAATGTGCTTCCTGACAAGGTATGGATGGTCATCAGACGCATCTGCATACGTCCCAACCTCATCCTCTGCCCTCTCTGCAGCCACTGCCTGCGAGGCCAGCCTGTCAGCTTCCTTCTTTGCCTTGACATCAGCTATCCACTTATCATGCTCAAAGCGCTCAGTGAACGACATTGCACGACCAGTATCTGCCACCCACTTGGCCTCAAACACTGGCTCTTTCCAACACCCT